AACTTAGATTTGAAGAAAATAAATCTAACTTCCAACTTATTACAAAATCATCACTTAAAACTAAATCAAAAGAATAATTATGGCTGGTACTTATCCTATTTCAGAATTTAATTTATTATCTTCACTACAAAAAATTGAGGCTGGAGCAAGAATCCCTTTAATTTTAGCACAAGGAACATCTGCTGGTTCTTTTACAAGCGGTAATTTAGTTTCAAATATTGGAACTGGACTTAATGTTGGTAAAGACCTTTGTGGAGCTGGCTCAATTGGTCATTTAATGATTGACGCTTTTAGACAAGCAAGCCCAAATACAAGATTAGATGCAATTATTGTTTCCGATAATGGTTCTGGCGTTCAAGCTACTGGTTCAGTTGCTTTTACAGCTTCAACTCCTGTTGCTGGTACTTTGTATGTAACTGTTGGTTCTTACACTAAAAACAAATATGCAATTGCAGTAACAACAGCCTCAACAGCAACAACTATTGGTGCTGATTTAGTTACTGCTATTAGTGCAGATAACAATTCACCAGTGACTGCCGCAAATGTTACTGGAACAGTTACCTTCACAGCTAAAAATAAAGGAACAGAAGGTAATAGGATTTCAATTAAAGTTGAATCTTTACCAAGTGGAGTTGCTGCGACAATAACAGCTTTTACAAGTGGCGCAACTGATCCTGTTTTGACTGGTGTTTTAACTAAAATTGATGCTGCAAGATATGATATTATTTTCCCAGTATGCTTTCTATCAACTGTTAAAACTCACTTAGAAGCTAAATTTAACACTAGAAACGCTATTTTAGATGGTATTGGTATAGTTTGTAAAACTGATACTTACGCTAACCATGTAACCGCTTTAGCTCCTGCAACGCTAGCTTCAAAAGTAATTACTCCTTACATCTGCTTAAAATTAGTGAATGATTCTGATTGGAAAGGAAACGAAATTGTTGAATTAGATTATGTTTTGCCAGCTTATTCTGCTGGCTTGAGAGCGCAAAGATTAAAAGAAAACGCTTCTATTAGCCCATTCATGATGAGCAACAATAACAGAGGTGGTTTATTCACTGCTGGCTTACCTTATGCTAACATGAAGCTTAATGATCTTAACACAATTGCAACTGGAAAAGGATTTACCTTAACTGAAATTGAAGGTTTAGGTGATTTAGGTGGTTCAACTTTAAGTATGGACGAAAGTGGCATTGTTGCAGTTACTAATAAATTTTGGACAACTGCTTACAAACAAGCAACTCCAACTGCTGATGGTTACACTTACCAAACTTTGAATAAATCTGATTGTGCTACGATTGCCAGAGAATATATCTTCAAAAATATGAAGAATTTTTATGCTCAATCTGGTTTAACAGAAGGTACTTTACCAAATAATCCATTAGCAACTTATGCTAACGAAAAATCAATTAGAGCTTATATTGTAAGTCTTTGGTTAGATTTGACTGACTTCCCTTATAATGTGCTTCAATATTCAGCAGAACTTGAAACTGAATTTAAAACAAACCTAAGCGTTATAGTTAATACTTCAACTGGAGCAGTTACTGGTTCAATGAAATTTAACTTAATGGGTCAATTAGATTCATTTACTTTTGATTTAACACCACAATTATAATAAAATATGGTAGATACTTTTACTCCAAAACGAATTGAGATAGATGGTAAAACATTTCTTTATGTTCCAAATACTTTAGTTGAAAAAGCTGGATTTGGAGAAACTAATACTAGAACACAGGTATCTGGTCGCTCTGTCGTCATTTTGCCATCTGAAAATTTAGAAACTCAATTTGCTGAATTAAGTTTCGATATAATGATGGTTGATTCTGATAGTGATTCTGATCCGATTGTCTTAATCCAAGCTTGGAAATCTAGCAATGGAACTCACCTAGTTAAATTAATACCAGATGGTGCTGGTCAAAGCAGATTATATAAAAACGCTTCTTTAATGAACGATCCTACTTTTCAACACAGTTCTGATGGCGTTATTTCATTAACTTGGAATGCTTCTAAAGTAACTCTAACTAACTAATTATGACTGAATTACTAAGAGAAAAAAAATATCCACTTTTATCTGAATGTTCTTATTTTATCAATAATGATTATAAGAAGACCAAAGAAGTTAATTTATTAGCTCTTAAATTCTGTGATTCTGATAGTTTAAATGATTTAAGTGATTTTAAAACATTAGAGTTTCTTTGTAAAAAAGGTTATATTGTTCCAGTTGAAGGCGGAGAACTTAAAATTAATGAGTTAGATACAAGAGCTGCAAAAATGCTAATTATAGAGTATCATAAAGATTTTTTAGACCTATTGCCTTTCTTGCCGACAAAGTAGAAAGGCGCAAGTTTAGAGAATCAATTTTCAGCTTCTTGAAATACACTAATGCTTTCACCTACAACGATATTAACAATATGGCTTTCCCTGAATTATTTGAATGGTATGACATCGCTGTAAAAGATAGCCAATCCGAGCAAAAGAAAGCTGCTGATGAAAAAAAGAAAGCCATAGAGTTAGCTAACTCAAGAAGTAGGGGGTATAGAAGATGAGTGATAAAATAAGTTATATCTTAGAGGTTAATGACCAATACACATCTTCTTTAAAAGATTTTTTAACTCATTTAGATAAGATAACTGATAAAATAAAAGGCGTTGGAACTCAAGAAAAGAAAAATCAGAAAGCAAGAGTAAGTTATGCTAAAGACCAAAGAGAAGAGTTCCAGAGATTAAAGAATTGGATGCACGAAACAAGAATGACTCAAACAAAGAGTTTATTCTTAGAAAAACAATTATCTCAAGCAAAAAAACAAACTGCACTTGCTAAAAAAGATTCTGCCGTTGCTGGTGCGATTAATTTACGAACAGCTTCCCAAAGAAGACTTATTAATCAAAGAACTATTGGCGATTTAAAGTTAATTGGAGTTCAACAACAACAAAATATAAATAATGCTATAAAAGGAAATAGGCTAATTTCTGCTAGAGCTTATAATTCACCTAGCGGAGCTTTTACTCCAGTTGCTTTTAGTTCTCAATCTGGTAAATTTGAATCAACTTTACCGCAACCAAGCCAACCACAACAACAACCACGAAGACCAGGGGGCTTCTTTGCAGGCGGAGATGGTATTTCTTTTAAAAATGTTGCTAAAGGTATGGGTTTTTACCGAGCAATTGATATGGCTGTTTCTGCCCCTTCAAAAATTCATGATGTAACTGTTGAGATGGATTCTTTGCGGGCTGGTTTATCTGCCTTGATTCCGACTGTAAAAGGAATGGAAAAAGCAACTGCTGAAAGTGAAATTGCCTATTTAAGAAGCGTCTCTAATAAATATGGTTTTGCCTTTTCTGATGTTGCGCCTTCGTATTTAAAGTTAATGGGTACTGGTGGAAAAACCGATGCTGCATTGATAAAAGGAATTTTAGAAAATGTTGGTGGCTATGGAGGTTTGATAGGAATGAGTGGACCAGCATTGGAAGGAACTATGCGAGGCTTCCAAGATATGCTTACTAAGCAAGTTCTAAATGCTCAAGAGGTAAATTTGCAAATGCAACAAATGCCTGGCGCAAAACCAATGTTGCATAAAGCATTTAAAAGATTTGCAGAAAAAAAAGGTGTAAAAGGAATAACTGACGAGAATGTAAGTGCTAGATTCACTGCGGCTATGGCAACAGGAAAGCTACCTTCTGCTGATATTTTAAGAGAGTTCGTGCAAGTCTTAAATGACATGTTTGGTGAGGAAATGATTAAGAAGTCATTTAAACTAAGGAACGAGGAAAAGAGACTGTCAAATGCTTTCCAAGAGCTTGGAGACCAGATTGGTTTACTGACCTACGACACTCAAATTGGAGCGGTAAAAGGTTTAACTCAAATGACTGGGAAAATCAATGAATCTCTATTTACTATAACTCAATCTTTTGGCATATTGGATAATGCTATGAAAGACAGTACAATGTACAAAATAGTAAAAGGTATGGCTAAAGGATTGAAGGATGTTGTAGTTGACGGAACTGGTGAGTTAGTAAAAGCTCCTTTTAAAGCAGCCAACACTTTAGGTACTATAACTGCAGCTGGAATCATTGGCGATAAAGAAGGTATAAGTCAAGCAATGAAAGAATTTACAAATTATTATTTTGGTAACACCAATGCAGCTATGGCAAACAACAATTTTGCTAACGATCCTCAAAAAATAGAAATCACAATTAAGTCCGATAACAATATCCAAGTACAAGATGTCAAATCTAGTCGTCCTTCAACTGTAAAAGCGGGGCAGAAATGAGTGTATTAAGCGGATTTTACAGAGCTAGTTACAACATAGGCGGTAAAACAGCTACTTTCTATGCAAGAAGAGCTGAAATTCCTGAACTTGGAAGAAAGGTTGCTATTCACGAATACCCAAACTCTGACGCTAGATATGTTGAAGATTTTGGTAAAATTTCGGGTAAATATGTTTTAGAAATAGAAATTCAAGAAACAACTGCATCTGCTTATAAAAGAAGCCGTGATGCCTTAATTAGAGCTTTAAACGAAGAAGGAATTGGAACTTTAACCCATCCTACATTAGGAAAGAAAAAAGTTGTCCCTGTGCCTTCTTCTATGTCAGAAGACTTTATTAATGAGTTGGGTATTATAAATTTCTCAATTACTTTTCTTGAAAGCTCTCTTAATAAATTCCCAGAATCAACAACGGGTAATAAAGGTTATTTTGGAAGGCTTTATGATTCTATATTTAGCAATAATGAAGGATTCTTTGGAGAAGCAATAAGTGCTTATAATAGCGGGCTAGAAGTGTTTAATGATGTTAGGGATAATATTCAAGAAGTAACTACTACTATAAATGATGCTGTTTCAACAATAAATGGCGTTGCTGATGAGGCAGCGGCGATTACTGCTGATATTATTGATTTTCAAGCGTCTTTAATTTCTTTATTACAAACTCCAACAACTTTAGCGCAAAGATTTAATCAAATATTCGGGACTCTAGGGACTATTACCGATAACTTTGAGTCAATGGTTGATATTTGTTTAAATATCTTCGGGTCTGGTAATAGAACGCAACAAATAGGTTCTTCTGCAAGAGTTGAAGCTTTAAATCAAAACCGAGAAGCTGTTGGTAATTTTACTGATACCGCTTGCTTAACTACTGCTTACTTAGCTTCAACAAACATTGATTATACCTCACAAGAGCAAATTGATGCTATGTTGACAAGACTTAATAATGCTTTTGAAACATTAGATCCAAATTCCTTTGATGAAGAGATTTATTATGAATTGCAAGATTTAAGAACTCAAACAAGGCTATTCCTACAAAATCTAAGAACTACGCTACCTTATTATGTAAACATTAAAACAAACTTAATCCCAACCGCTGTATTAGCTTATAATTTTTATGCAAATAGCTCTAGGTCGAGCGAGATTGATAGTTTAAATGGAATTGAAGACCCTGCTTTCGCCTTTGGTAATTTAACTATTTTATCTGAATAATATGGTTAATAAAATAAGTGTGGAAATTGATGGACAAACATTTGAAACATTTAAATCTGTTAATATTGATACAGATTTAGACAAATTTGGCTTTGTCTTTGATTTAGAAATAAATGTTCCTAACCAAGAAAGCGATATAAACACTCAAGGAAAGTCAATTAAGATTAATATTGACGGCAATACATTGGTTACAGGCTTTATTGAGAAACAAACTATTACTACCACAAGAGATAGCACAAGCATTGTTATTGAAGGCAGAGACAAGCCTTGTGATTTTATTGACAGTAGAGTTTCTAATAAAGCTTTTTCAACACCTATTGGATTTGAAGCTTTATTAAAAAAACTACTTGTAATTACTGGTTATGAAGTTGTCGCATCTAATAAAAAAATTGGCTTACAAACAGAATTAGGAATAAATCAAATTGCCGTTGTGAATGAATATGGTGATATTGAAAATTTTGCAAATTCAGAAGGAATTGGATTTAGCAAAGATGAAAGTGCTTACGAGCTAATTCAAAGACTTGCTGATAAAAGAAGGTTGGTTTTAGGAACTAATGGCGATGGGAATATTGTTATAAGAGAAATTGGACAGAATACAGCTTCTACAATTTTGCAAAGATATAAAATTCAAGGAGTTAATACAACTGCAAATAATATTCAGACTTCAACTATTGTAAGAGACGATTCAAAAAGATATTATGAATATAAAATAATCTCAAGCTCAACTGGAATCAATTCAGTTGCTAAAGATGGCTTACCTGCTGCCGATAATTTGAACGATAATAAGGTTCAATACAGCGGAGTTTTCTACGATAATGAAGTAAGACCGACTAGAAAATTCATTGATTATGTTGCAAATTTAACTAACTCTCAATGTCAAGAAAGAGCTGAATGGGAATGTAATATAAGAAGAGCTAAAGCATTTGAATATAGATGTAGGATTTTTGGATTTAGACAAAATCTTAATACTCTTATAAGTAAAAACCCTTTATGGGAAATAAACACTTTAGTCTATCTTTTTGATGAGGTTTGTAATGTTGAGGGAGAGTTTTTAATCAAGTCAATTAAATATAGTAAAAGTTTAAGCGGCACTTTTTGTGACATGGTCTTGGTTAATCCTTTAGCTTACACTAATTCTGTTTTTGAAATAAAAGCTAAGGCAGGAAAGAAAAAGAAAAAATCACCAATGTTTTGGTTAGGAAAATCATGATTAGAATAGCAGAAATAAAACAATTAGAATTTGTAAAGCAACTTGGCAGAATAAGAGTGCAATTTAAAGATCCTGCTTCTACTGATGTTGAAAGTGGAGTTTTAGTTTTACCAACTGGCGATAATGTTTGCCCTTCTGTTGGTGATTCTTGTTATGTTTTATGCGTTGGTGATGAATATGGAATGAATTATGTAATACCTTACGATGTTGACAATGCCCCTAAGATACTTGAGGGAGAGAAGATTATTTATGGAAAGAAACAAAACCAAATTTATTTCAAACAAGATGGTTCAATAAGCATTACAACAGCTGATAGCAAGCAAATTGATATTACTGCACAAGGTGGAATTAATATTACTGGAGCGGTAAATATTACTGGGAATGTTGCTATTACTGGAAACCTTAGCGTTAGCGGAACAAGCAATTTAACTGGGACTACAACTATTGAAACTAAACCATTTATTACTCACACTCATAGCGGGGTAACAGTTGGCGTTGGTAATACTGGGGTAGTGGTCTAATAGTTAAGATATTATTAAGCCACTACCAAAATAAACTTAACTATTAGACCAGAAATAAAATTATAAATAAAAATATTTATGTCAATTAAAGATTTAAAACTACATAAAAATTCTGACGGAATATTTGATATTTCTTTTGAGAATGGCGACTTCGCCTTAACTGCGGGTCTTGAGACTTCTTTTATGATGACAATTTATTGCCAAAAAAGAGAAGATTCAATTGAAGACCCTCGCTCTCGTGGAGGCTGGAGTGGTAACGAATTAAACGAAGATGGATTTGAGCAAGGCTCTTTAGTTTGGACGCTTTTCCAAGAAAAATTAGACGATGATACAGTTAATATTTGTCAAAATTATTTAGAAGATGCTTTTCAATGGTATATTGATAAAGGAATTGCAAAAGAAATTGATATTATTGTTGAAAAAAACATTGACTTAGAAAAATTAACTGCGACAATTACGGCTATAAGAAATGATAATACTGAATTTGTGCAGTATTATGATTTATGGATAAACACAATTAATGCAAGCTAACACCACGGCTAATGACATTAAACCTACCCTCTAATAGAAAAGAGGTATATAACAGGATTGTTTCAGATGTAACCGCGCAGTTGCCAGACAGCGGGGCGTTTTTGCCTACCTCTTATTTAGGTTCATTAATCAAAGGTTTAGCTTATAGAGTTTATGACAATTATCAGAAGATTCTGATAATGATTAATCAATTCTTTGTAAATACCGCAACTGGCGTTTATTTAGAAAGATGGGGTAATACTTACGGCGTTACAAGAACTGTTGCAACATCTGCAACTGGTAATGTTGTTTTTTCAGGAACTGCTGCAACTTCCATTCCTTCTGGCACAAGCCTTCAAAGCGCATCTAGCATAACTTATACAACACAATCTGCTTCAACAATTTCATTAAACAGCGTTTCAGTTTCTTCAATGTCAAGAACTGGAACTTTAGTAACTGTTAATTTTACCGCTGCTCATAATTTAGCAAGTGGCGTTACTGTTACAATAACAGGCGCAAGCCCTTCTGATTTTAATGCTTCAAATGTTATAATTACTGTAACTTCTGCAACACAATTCCAATTTACACAAGCTGGAACTGCTGGAAGTGCAAGTGGTACGATTATTGCACAATGGACAACTGCAAATGTAGCTGTAACTGCAAGCTCTCAAGGACAAAATACAAATATTACTTCTGGTGGAATTTTAACAGTAGGAAGCCCAATTGCTGGCGTTAATAATAATGCCTTTGTTGATTTCGGTGAATTATCTGGTGGTACTGATATTGAGGGAGATACTTCTTATCGCTCAAGAGTTCTATTTAGAATACAGTTTCCTTTTTCGTTTTTTAATGTAAATGCCTTAATTAACCAAGCAAAATTAATTGCTGGTGTAACAAGAGTTTGGATATTTTCACCAAGCACAACTTCTGCTTCAATTTCTATTTCAAACCTTGTAAGGGCTGGACAAATTGCAACAGCTACCTCAACTGCTCACGGATTAGTAAGTGGCTCTTATGTTACTGTAACTGGCGCAGTTCAAAATGAATACAATGTTGTTGAAAAAAGAGTTATTGTAATTGATGCAAATACTTTTGCTTATCCTGTAAGTGGAAGTCCTGCCACTCCTGCGACTGGCACTATTTCTGCCTCTTATTCTTATGTTGAAGAAGGTCAAGTTAGAATTGGGTTTACCAGAGATAATGATGCTTCAATTATTCCAAGCTCAACAGAAGTTACTACTGTAAAAGATAAAATCTTAGAAATTAAGCCAGCTCATATGAGTGATGATGATGTTATTGTCTTTTCTCCAACAGCCGTATCTATCCCAATTACTTTCTCGAGTTTAAGCCCTAACACAACGGCAATGCAAACAGCTATCACAAGCTCTTTAACTGACTTCTTTAAGCTATCAAATAATATTGGTGAGAATGTTAAATTAGCTGATATTAACGCTGTTATACAACAAACAATAGATTCAAGTGGAAGCGTGCCAATTTATACTTTATCTGCGCCAAGTGCAGATACAACAATTGGTTTAAACCAAATTGGAACATTGGGGGTGATTACTTTTGTCTAATTTCCAAGCTCATACATTAGAACAGCATCAACAGGCGATTAGCCAGTATATGCCTAATGATCGGCTATTTCAAGCTAAGAATGTTAAAGGCACTAATCTTTACAAGTTATTCTTAGGATTAGGCGGTGAGTTTACAAGAGTTGATGAGATATTCCAAAATGTTTGGGATAATACCAATATTTTAACCACAAACGATTTAGAATATATTGCTAGATGGGAAGGTGCGGTTGGAATACCTGATGATTGCTTTACACAAACAACTTCACTTTCTTTAGAGGAAAGAAGACAACAGGTTTTAGTTAAATTGACTTCTTTGGGAGTTTTAACAGAACAAGATTTTATTGATTTGGCGGCTATCTTTGGATATACGATTGAAATAAGCAATGGGACAGAATATGGAACTTTTCCATTAACTTTTCCATTTACATTATTTGCGAATCCTAAACAAGCAAGATTTACAATGATTGTAAATATGCCAACAAGTTTAGCTCCAACATCAGTTTTCCCCCTAACCTTTCCTTTCACTTTTAGTAGTGGCGGTGGGTCGGTTATTGAGTGTTTATTTAACAATCTAAAACCAGCTAATACATCAATTGTTTTTAATTATATTTTATAGAAAATGGACATAGTATCAAAGATAAATGGAAATACATGCTCTGCAACAGAGTTTAATCAGATTCCAACAGAGTTAGAAGCATTACAAACTTCGTCTGGTCAAACTTCGTCTGATGCAATCTTGAATCAAGTTTCAATTGCAACATCAAGATATGCCGCAAATAACTTCTACATAGACAGCGGAACGGCTGATGCTTATATTTTAACGCTTGCAGCTTCAATGACTAACCCAGTTAGCGCAACCGTTGGTTATTTTATTGGAATGACAATTCGCTTTAGAGCTGGAAATGCAGGAACTGGTGGAGCGGCAACAGTGAATGTAAACGGAGCTGGAATAAAAAGCCTTAAAGAAGCAGATGGAACTACTAATCCTTCATTTATTCCTACTACTCAAGATACAGAATGGAGATATGATGGAACGGTTTTTCGCTTAGTAAGCGATTCCCCGCTTGTGGCTTTTAGAGCCTTTAGGAATACTTCAGTCCAAACTATCGCAGCTTCAACGGCAACAAAAGTTCAATTAAATGCAGAAACTTTTGACACAAATGGATATTTTGATTCTGCAACTAATTATCGCTTTACACCACTAATAGCTGGATATTATCAATTTTCTGGAACTTGTAATATTACTGGAATTACAGGCAACAGATTGGAATCAATGATATATAAAAATGGCTCAAAAGTCTCTAGCGGTTCTTCGGTTCCTGGCACGGGAGATATGATTTCAGTTGTATCTGACATGATTTATCTGAATGGCTCAACCGATTACATTGAGCTTTATGTTATACAATACTCTTCCGATGGAAATGAAAATTTACAATTCGGATCAGCGAACACTTTTCTTTATGGTTACTTAATTTCTTAAAACTATGCCAAAACAAACTATTATCACATATTTGAAGCAAAATAATGTAACCGATTTTTCTAAATTTTTGCTTCAGGACGATGGAAACGGAATTTATATAAAAAATTGGGAATATAGCCTTGTAAAACCAGAGCTTCCATCTTGCGAAGATATTGCATTATCCAACTTAAAAAATGAAAAAATCAACCAATGTCTAGCTTATTTATCATCAACAGATTGGCAAATAATTAGACTTTCAGACCCAACATCTGGCGAATCTTTGAAAGAAGGCGTTGGTGAAAACAGGGCTTTAGCAAGAAGTTTGCAAGACGATATTAAAGCTTGCACAACTTTAGAAGAACTAAACGCTATTAACATTAATTTTAATTAAATATGTCATCATTATTAGGAAGTTTACTAGAAGATAACAGCTTAAAACAACAAGGCTTTTGGAATGCTTCGACCAATACCCCGACTTTAGCCAATAGTGTTGGAGTTCAAGGTTATTACTATGTTGTTTCTGTCGGCGGGACTGTCAACTTTGGAGCTGGAAATATTACTTTTACTGTTGGCGATTGGGTTTATTATAACACAGCTAATCAATGGGTTAAGTTTGAAACTGGTGTTGCTTATACACCAGAAGATGTAGCAAATAAAGCAACTACTTTTGGAACTATAAACGATACTCTTTACCCTTCCGTTAAAGCAGTTAATGACCAATTAACCACAAAAGTAAATAAAGCTGGCGACACAATGACTGGCACTCTTAATTTTAGCGGAAACGGATTAGATATTACTGGCGATTTCTCAAACGCAACTCGTGCAAACCGCCTCGCCCTTCAAACATCAACTGTAAATGGCAACACTCGAGTTCCTATAGTGCCAAATGGCACTGCAAGGCTTGCTGGCATAGATTGCCACGATGGTGCTGATGCTGACAATTCTTCATTTTTACAAGTCCATTCTGACGGCACAAATAATCATGCTGGCTTAAATTCTGCAAAAGTTGGTACTGGCACAACAAAAGATTTAGTGCTTCAAATTGACGGCATAACTAGAGCTAAAGTTAATGCCGCGAATGGTGGCTTCCAATATTTACAAACTGTCAATGTACAAACTGGCACTACTTATACTTTAGTTGCTGATGATTTTGCAAAATTAATTACTTTTAATAATGCTGCGGCAATTACAGTTACCCTACCGCAACAATCAACACTCACA